GGCTCTACGCGAGCAATACCTCGTTGAATACGGCAACCAAATGGGTGGCGGATTCGGTACCCTAAGCAACGTAAGCTCAGGTCTTGGTAATCAAGCAGGAAATCTTGCTGGTTATGATCCAATTTTAATTAGCTTAGTTCGTCGTAGCATGCCAAATCTAATGGCTTACGATTTAGCTGGCGTTCAACCAATGAGTGCTCCAACCGGCCTAATCTTTGCTATGCGTAGCAAATATGATACTAATCAAGTAGCAAACTCCCTCAACGCAGGATTCCCAGGTGTTAAAACTGGTGGTTCAGGTCAAGAAGCTTTATTCCATGAAGCTTTTGCCAAGTTTGGTGGTTCAGGTGGTACTGCTGCTGGCGCTGCATTCTCAGCAACTGGTGGCATAGCTCCAGTAGGTAGTGGTATAACCTCTATCTCAAATGATGGTCTTCGTAGTCTTAGTCAGGCATCATTTGGTGATTTCCGTGCAATGCTTACCACTACTGGTGAACAGCTCGGTGTTGCTAACGGTCGCGATTTCCAAGAAATGGCATTCAGCATCGAACGCGTTGCTGTAGAAGCCAAGACTCGCGCTCTACGTGCATCATACACCACTGAACTAGCCCAAGATCTCAAAGCTGTTCACGGTCTAGACGCTGAGAGCGAACTTGCTAATATTCTTAGCACCGAAATTCTCAACGAAATCAATCGCGAACTAATTCAAACAATTTATCGCGTAGCTAAGACTGGTTGCCAACAAAACGATCTCACTAACGCTACTGCAGCAGGAGCTGCTGGTGGTATCTACGATCTCAACACCGACTCAGACGGTCGTTGGAGCGCAGAACGCTTCCGTGGTCTCATGTTCCAAATTGAACGTGAAGCTAACGTAATCGCCAAGGAAACTCGTCGTGGTAAGGGTAACTTTATCGTCTGCTCATCAGACGTTGCTTCAGCTCTCGCCATGGGTGGCTTCCTCAACCTAACCCCAGCCATACAACCTCAACTAGAGGTTGATGATACCGGCAATACCTTTGCTGGTATTCTCAATGGCAAGTTCAAGGTCTATATTGATCCATACGCTCAATTAAACCTAAACTTCGTAACCGTAGGCTACCGTGGCGCAAGTCCATACGATGCTGGTCTGTTCTACTGCCCATACGTTCCGCTACAAATGGTACGTTCAGTCGGTGAGAACACTTTCCAACCCAAGATCGGATTCAAGACCCGCTACGGCATGGTCGCTAATCCATTCTCGGAAAGCATGGATCTAAGTGTTGCTGGTACTGCTACCTCTGGAAACATCTACTATCGCATCTTCCGCGTAGATAACCTCCATGGTAACACTGGTTTCGGTCTCTGATCTAAACCATAACTAAAACTAACGCTAAGGGCTCCCCCTAAAAAGGGAGCCCTTTTCGTTTGCATAAATAATAGTATGGCAGGATTTACCGGATCTCATAATCCACTCTTATCAAACTATTTTGATTTTACTTTAACCAAAGTTCCAAACATGGTGTACTTTTGCCAAGCTGCAAATATACCTGGATTGAATTTTGGTACTGGTGAACAACCTACTATATTTGGTTATCCTGTAAAGGTGCCCATGGGAACTTTTCGTTTTGAAAATTTAGAATTAACATTTAAAGTTGACGAAAATATGACCAACTGGTTAGAAATATGGAATTGGATGAAGAGTAACGGCAATTTTGGTTCATCAGTTACTTCAGCTTCTGATGGTTCTTCTGGTGTACCATGTTCAACCGCATATTCGGATAAAGTGTCATCGGATGCGGTATTAACACTAACAAATAGCGTGTACTCTCCCAAAGTTTCTATATCATTTAAAAATCTTTTTCCAGTAAGTTTAACTGGGTTACAATTCACCACAGCACTTCAAGAATCAGCAGAAGTTCTTGCTACAGCAACGTTTACCTTTACTAATTATGACATACAAGTGCTTGGAAATGCTTAATTTTGTGGTATAATATATTATGATTTTTGATGAATTAAAACAAATGGTAAAACAAGATTTGAAGATTGATGAGACTGCACTAGATCGTGAGTCTGCTAATACTCCTCAACTTCACAACAAGTATTTAACTTTTTATATGGACGAAAAACTTCGTCTCAAAAAAATGCAGGGCGAACAAGCCACTCTTCGCAGAAACAAATGGCTGTACTATACAGGACGCATGAGTAAAGAAGAATTACAGCAGTTTGGCTGGGAACCTTTTGAATTAAACATTCTGAAGACAGAAGCAGACGATCTGATTGAGTCTGATCCTGATTGGATAAAATTAGATGAACGAGTTGCGTTCCAATCAGAAAAAGTGGATTATTTAGAAAGTGTAGTTAAAATTGTTCAAAATCGCCAATGGCAAATTAGAGCAATGATTGATTGGATTAAATTTACTCAAGGAGCGTAATTGGTAGATATTCGGATCACACAACCAGACTCTGTAATGTTAAAAGTTGAATGTGATCGTTCTTTAGCACGAGAACTAAACGGATATTTTACATTTACTGTTCCAAATTTTCAATACACGCCTGCTTTTAAAAAACGTCTATGGGACGGTAAAATTCGTCTTTTTAATTTATACACTCAGACTATTTACGCTGGACTGGCAGATCTGGTTATTAAATTTGCCAAAGACCGAGGTTACACCTGGGAACAAACGTTAAATGAATATAATACCCCTACTCAAGAAAAAATCAAGCAATTTATAGACGGTTTAATGATAACTGCAGGTGGCAAACAGGTCCGTCCTTACGATTATCAGGTAGAGGCTGTCCAACACGCTCTGAATCGATCCAGAGCCCTCCTAGTGTCTCCTACAGGCTCTGGTAAGTCGCTAATGATATATCTGCTGTGTCGCTGGATACTGGACCGTCATTCAACCGGAAAAATACTAATTGTGGTTCCTACAACCAGTTTAGTAGCTCAAATGTTGGCTGATTTTCGAGACTATTCCAAACAAGACTCGTGGAAAGCTGACAGAAATATCCATACTGTAATGTCGGGTAAAGACAAAACATCCACTAAACGAATAATTATTTCCACTTGGCAAAGTATTTACAATCAGCCAAAAGAGTATTACGACGACTTTATTGGAGTGTTTGGTGATGAGTGCCATCTTTTTAAAGCCAAATCTTTAAATTCTATTATGAGTAATGCAAAGCAAACTGTGTACAGAATTGGTACCACAGGAACTTTAGATGGCACACAAACTCATAAACTGGTAATTGAAGGATTGTTTGGTCCTACTTATCACACAACAACCACCAAAAAACTTATAGATCAAGACTTACTTTCCAGTATTAATATTGATTGTTTACAACTTCAATACTCACCAGAAGACATTCAAACAACAAAAAAAATGCAGTACGTGGATGAGATTCGTTGGGTTGTTGGTAATATTCGACGTAATCAGTTTATAAAAAATCTTTGCAACAAGTTGACAGGTAATACTTTAGTTCTTTTTAACTTTGTAGAACTGCAAGGAAAGCCGTTATATAAACTAATACAAGATTCATCCGACAAACCAGTATATTTTATTCACGGGGCCACAGAAGTAGATGAGCGAGAACAGATTCGTAAAGTTATGGATAAAGGAACAGACGCAACACTGATTGCGTCTTACGGTACATGCTCTACTGGCATAAATATAAGAAACATACACAACATTGTTTTCGCATCACCTTCTAAATCTATTATACGAGTTTTACAGTCTATTGGTAGAGGGTTGCGTAAAAGTGATACAAAACAACAAATGAAGCTGATTGATATTGCAGACGATCTGCGTTACAAAAAGTACATCAACCATGGCATGAATCATTTACATGCTCGTTTAAAAATATATACTAATGAAGGATTTCCTTACAAATTAATTTCGGTTCAACTACCAAAGGAGACACATGAAAAAGTACAAGATTCTGAAACTCAAATCGGGTGAAGATATAATTGGAACTGTTAAAATCAGTCGTGACGGAAATATTAAAATTCATCACCCAATGATTTTCAAATCTATGGTTCAACCAGATATTTTTGGAGGAATGAAAGAGTACTTTATATTAAAAGATTGGTTACTTTTATCTGAAGATAAAATAGCTGTTATATCAAAAGAATCAATTAATACAATTATTAATGCTTCACCAGAGGTGTGTCAATTATATGATGTTGAATTAATGAAAGATCAAAAAAGCACTTTACCAAAACAAAAAGCTAAAAAACTTCCACCCAATCCAATGAAAGATCCGTTTGACTTTTTAGACAAACATATACAAGATATGTTAGATAAAGTAGACAAAAAGTACGAAGATGAATCTAACTTAAAAGATCTTGCAAAACCTCAAAAAGATGATAAAATGGTATTCATGAACATGGTTTTTTCACCCGAAGTTATCGTTGAACTTCTTAAGTCAGGAATACTTGACCGAAAAGAATTTGGTGCCATGATCAATGAAATTACTGATGAGAATGGTGAAGGAATGAATCCTCAAAAGTATACTGGGAACAAGAAAGATAAGAAGGATTTGGGTAATAAGTGGACGGATTGGAATGCGGACCCGTCATCTGAAGACTACAGATAAACTATATTTCTTTTTAACTCAGACAATATAGTATAACAGGAATTTTATAGCATGTCAAATAAAAAATCTAAAAAAAATAAAGTAAAAATAAAAACAGATAAAACAGTAGAAAAGAAATTAGAAAAACAATTAAATAACGATCATTACGTAGACAATAAACAATTTTTATTGGAAATGATCAAGTGGAAAAAAGAAATACGAGAAGCTGAAGACAGTGGAGATGAGAAGCCTCCTGTTTCAGAATATATTGGTACATGCTTCTTAAAAATTGCAGAACGATTATGTTCAAAATCCAATTTTATGAATTATCCGTATAAGGATGAAATGATTGGAGATGGTATTGAAAATTGTTTGATGTACGCTCACAATTTCAATCCACGTAAATCTAAAAATCCATTTTCTTATTTTACTCAAATAATATATTACGCTTTTTTACGTCGAATAGAAAGAGAAAAAAAGCAAGGTTATATAAAATATAAATTGACAGAAGAGATGGATGATGGTACACTTCATAAGTGGTTTAAAGAAAATTACTTTGATAAATCTAATGAACGTGAAGCATTAACAGAACATTTTAATATTTCTGAACG